GAAAAGCCGCGCAGTCAGTAACAGCGTCAGTTAAGTCTGTCGCTTATTCAACACCACGCATCGAGATCACAGCCGCAAAATATCTTGAAAACAAGATTCAAGCGGCTATGGGATCCGAGTCTGCTCGCCAGTACATCATGGCTGCGGACAACACAACAGACAATGCCGGTCTGGTGCCAACACGCCAGCTCGCCGAAGTAATCAATGGGTTATCGACAACCGTACGCCCATCAATTGATGCAATCTCACGCGGCACACTTCCAGATGCCGGTATGACTTTCGAGATTCCAAAGATCACAGTTGCACCAGCCGTCGGAACCGTTGCAGAAGATGCAGCGTTCACAGAGACAGACCAAAACTCCGCCTTCGTTTCAGTGGATGTCAAAAAGTTCGCGGGACAGCAGAAATTCTCAGTGGAGTTGCTGCAAAGAACTTCTCCCGTGTTCTTCAATGAACTTCTCAGCAATATGGTCGCGGCAATGGCAAAGCAGCAAGACACATATACAAATAGCATCTTGGTATCTGGTGCAACTGCAGACGCAACATCAATCGCAACGTATCCAACAGCCGCAGAACTTCTAGCGTTTATTGGTCGCGGTGCAGCAAGTGTTTACGCCGCAACAGCCGGACTTGCAAATCCATTCGCTCGTAATATCTTGGTAAATACTTCACAGTGGTCAAACTTGATGTCACTAAATGATTCAGGTCGTCCGATCTACAACGAAGTAACTCAGCCAATGAACCAACCTGGCCTTGCAACACCTACAAGCCTTCGCGGTCGTGTGGCGGGACTTGATCTCTACGTAACTGCCAACACAGCGGCAACAACAGACACCGATGACTCAATCATGATCATCAATCCAGATTCATATACATGGTACGAATCACCTTCGTATCAACTTCGCGCTGAGTCAACAGCAGACGGATCCATCACAGTGGGCGTTTACTCGTTTGGTGCAGTGGCGACAAAGATCGGCGCTGGCGCTTTCGGCGTAAATAAGACCTGATCCATAACACATCAATCATGAGGCGGTTCGCTCCCGATCCGCCTCAGCAGTAGAAAGGGAAGGGCTTATGCCACTCGTCACTCCGTCAGAACTTCGTTCTGTGCTAGGCGTAAGCTCTTCTCTCTACAATGACGCTTATCTAACAAAAATAATCGACACTAGCGAACTGGTGATCCTGCCACTTCTAGTCTCGTATTCCTCAGCGGTTACAAATCGCCGGATCGCTTCAAACGTTGCCACGTTACTGACAAACACTCCACACAATTACATCGTGGGATCGAGTGTCGTGGTCTCAGGCGTTGACGCAACATTTAACGGCACTTACACCGTTACCGCCGTCGACGGCGAATATCAGTTCTCTTATGCAAAGACAAACGCGGACATTAACGCGAACGCCGTCATTCCACACGGCGACACTTATCTATCAGGCAAGGACGCAGCTACTATCTACGCGTCAAATCCAGCCGTTTACGAGGCGATCCTTGTCGTCTCGGTTGAAGTATTCCAATCGATCACCGCTGCCGGTGGTCAAATTGAAGGCGTTGATTTTCAAGTAACTCCGTACAGAATGGGTCGATCACTTCTAAACAGGGTCATCGGGATTCTTGGCAAGTCACTTGATACCGGAGCGATGTTGGCATGACCGCATCATCTATCGCGGTCAACGTTCGAGGCGCTCTTAAGACGGCGATCGCCGGCGTTGCAGCTAATACTTACGACGCGGTACCTGAAGCGCCAATCGTCCCGTTTGCCGCGGTTGTACCTAACACGCCCTATCTTGAGCCAAATCTGATTGGGACTTCTACCCGCGTCAAGATCAATCTTGTAATTACTATCGGAGTCGCTATGTACTCCAACGCATCGGCGCTCGATAACATCGAGAAGTTGATCCTAAGCATTCTGGCGGTTATTCCGTCAGGTTACACGGTGGGATCCGTGTCTAATCCAGTCCCAATGACGATCGGAGCTTCAGAGATTCTGATGTCCGAGATCGAACTCTCAACCCAATACACCCAGACCAATTAGGAGTAATTATGCCAACGACCGTCATCACCGGACGCGATCTAGTATTGACGATCGCTACCGTAAGTTACGACGCACAAGCCACAACTGTCTCACTTGAAGCCGATCACGTCATCGAAACGTACCAAACTTTAGATGGCCGCGCCTACAAAGCCATAGATGATAGTTGGACGCTCAATGTAGAAATGCTTGCCGATTGGGGCGCAGTAGGTTCACTCTGCGAATCACTTTGGACAGCCACAGAATCTGCACCAAATACAACTTTAGCCGCATCGATCACAGCCGTAACTGGTGCCGTGTTCGCTTGCAACATTCTGCCAACGTTCCCAAATGTCGGCGGTTCAGCACCAGATGCACAGACGGTCTCACTATCCTTTCAAGTAGTGGGAACACCTACAGAGACATTCAGCTAAGAGATAGGAAATCGGGAGCATGAAAACAGGGATTACAATTACATATTTCTCAGGGGACTCGGAGTCGTTCACCGCATCGACACCGGAATTCGTAAAGTGGGAACGAAAGACAGGCTTGAAGGTTACACAACTCGGCGAGAACGTCGGGCTTGATGATCTGCTCTTCTTGGCGTACAACGCTAAAAAGCGCGAGCTTGCCGGACAACCTATAAAGCCTTACGAAGTCTGGTGCGATACGGTGGACGATATTCGATCCGAGGAAGTGGATAGCCCAAAAGTTACGCCGCCGGAAGCCTAAATCGAGTCTTGGTAGAACTCGCAATCGCGACAGGGATACCAATGAAAGAATGGGAAACGGCGGAGCAGATCTACACCGCAATCGAGATATTGGAGAAACGGAATGGCAAGTGAAGCCAAACAGGGACGATTTGAGATAACCGTCGATCCTGTGGAATTCCGAAATCTAATCAGATTACTTAACGCGTTAGACAAAGATACTCAAAATGAAATCAGATCAAAAGCCTTGCCATTGTCTCAACGACTAGCCGGACAACTTTTGATGTTCAGCCAATCCGCTCCGTCTCCACAAGCCAAACTTGTCGCGCAATCAATTGCAGCTAAAAGAGATCGGTTGATTCGAGTCGATGTCGGTGGCACTAAGCACGTCGGTCGCAAGTACGGCGGGGAACAATCAAAGTCTGGCAAAGGTAAAAAGGTGCGGCAACAATCTGCACCTGCGGGCGCTTTATTGTGGGGATCTGAATTTGGATCGAATAGGGGCGTAGATAGTTTAGGACGTGCGTACACAAACCGCTTCAAGGCTGCTTATAACAAGCGCGGCTATTGGATGACTCCAGCGGTCGATTACTACACGCCAATCGTTGCCCGTGAGTATGCTCAAATGGTTCAAGACGTAGTTAAGAAGTTAGGACTCGACTAGTGGCTGGTATTCCAAAGGTCAAGATCACCTTCGACGCGGACTTCGATGAGTTAAAGCGTGGAGTCAAAGGAGCCGAAGCCGAAGTTCAAGGATTCGGCGATAAGGTTGCCAAGTTCGGAAAGATGGCTGGTGCGGCGTTTGCCGTCGCCGGCGCAGCGGCTCTCGCCTACGGTGCGGTACTTCTAAAGCAAGGCGTAGAGTCTGCGATCGCAGATGAGCAGGCACAGGCAAAACTAGCCACAACGTTACAAAACGTTACAAACGCAACCGATGCACAAATCGCCGCGGTTGAGAATCAGATTCTCCAAACTTCACTTCTAACCGGACTTACCGACGATCAACTTCGTCCGAGCTTCGAAAGGTTCGTCCGCGCCACTAAGGATTCCGACGAGGCTCTCAAACTTCAGAAGGTTGCAATAGATGTTGCCGCTGGATCGGGTAAGTCACTCGAAGCCGTAACGAATGCAATGGCACGGGCAGCCGAAGGTAATACCGGCGCGCTCTCTAGATTAGGCGTAGGACTTACAGCCGCACAGCTCAAGACGATGTCGATGGACGAAGTTACAAAGTCCCTTGCGGTTACCTTTGGCGGACAAGCCACAATTCAAGCGGATACGTTTGCTGGCAAGTTGGCTCGTCTGCGCGTTGCATTTGACGAAGGCAAAGAGACAATTGGATCCTTTGTCTTAGACGCAATTACTCCGATGATCAATACAATTGTGAACACGGTGATTCCAACGGTTGCCGGATTCATCGATTCCGTCGGTGGCAAAGACGGCTTGACCAACGCCTTCAAGACCTACATCGATCTCATCAAGAATATATTTCAGCCGGTATTGGAAGGCTTCAAGTTCGCGTTCGATCAAATCAAAGACGCAGTTATGGCTAACAAAGACGAGTTCACCGCGCTCTTTAAATTCTTAAAAGACTTTGTAGCACCCTTGCTAGGTGGAGTCTTAAAATTAGCCATTCAAGGAATAGGCATCGCTTTGGGAGTTGTGATCGAAGTTGTAGGTAATCTCATCAGCGGCTTCCAGACACTCTTTGGAATCGTTAAGAATGTCGTTGGTGCAATCCAATCTTTGATTAATCTGGTCGCTAATAATCCGGTCGTTAAAGGCATCGGTAATGCGATTAGTTCGGCTTTCGGTGGCTTTCGCGCCGAAGGTGGTTCAGTGTCGGCTGGCAAGTCTTACGTTGTAGGCGAGCGTGGAGCGGAGATGTTCGTCCCAAGCTCGAACGGGACAATCGTTCCAAATGGCGGAATGGGTAGCACCTTTAACATAACCGTGAACGGAGCCATCGATGCGGAAGGTACGGCTCGCACAATCGTCGATGTACTTAACCGATCAAATGCCCGCGGCACTCTGGGCGCGAATAGGTTTGCCCTAGTATGACAATCTGGACTCCGACGTGGAGCATCAAAATCGATGGAGTCGAGTATAAAGATGTGTCCCTAACCAATCTCAATCTGGGATGTGGTCGCAATGATATTTACACGCAAGCCATCGCGGGTTACTGCAATCTGACTCTCATTAACCTAGACGACTCGGCTATCGCTCCGGCGATCAACTCAGCCGTGACCGTTTACGTAAACGACTCCAATGGAGATCCGGTGGCTCTCTTTGGTGGATCTATCACCGACATCATTGTGGGAGTCCAATCTGGCGGCTCGATTGGTATTACTCAAACGGTCTCGATTACCGCTCTCGGTGCGCTTTCTAGGTTGCCAAAAGTATTAACCGAAGGCGTACTTGTAAAAGAGTTAGACGGTGAGCAGATTTACGACGTGTTACAGGGAATCCTGTACGGCGCATGGAACGAAGTTCCGGCGGCGCTCACGTGGGCTGCTTACGATCCGACTACAACGTGGGCAAATGCCGAAAACTCTGGGCTTGGAGAGATCGACACCGGCAACTACGAATTAACCGGTAGGAGCGCCGATGTAACGGATGCCTATACTTTGGTCGCTGCTCTAGCAAACTCTGGGCTTGGTTACCTTTACGAAAACGGCTCAGGTCAGATTAGTTATGCCGACAGCACTCATCGCAGCTCGTACCTTGCCACAAATGGATACGTGGATTTAAGTGCAAATAACGCCTTTGCTTCCGGACTGCAATTGGCAACCCGATCGGGAGACGTTAGAAACTCGATCACAATCCAGTATAAGAACAATCAACAAGTCTCCGATTTCGAGCAAGACTCAATCGACATCTACGGCACTCTTGCTCAATCGATTCAGACGACCCTAGAACACACAGCCGATGCCACAGCTCAAGCGGCTTTCTATCTCGGACTCCGAGCCTATCCACGGGCTAACTTCAATCAGATCTCGTTCCCTATCGGATCTCCAGAATTGGACGACTCCGATCGAGATAACCTTCTGAACGTGTTCATGGGTATGCCGGTAACGATCAACGACCTACCGATCAACATGGGGCTGAAATTTCAGGGATTTGTCGAAGGGTGGCAGATCCAAGCCGGTATTAACTCGCTGACGCTTTCCATGTATCTGACTCCGACCGAGTTCTCGCTTCAAGCCATGAAGTGGAACGACGTGAGTGGCGCGGAGACTTGGAACACTTTATCAAATACACTTATCTGGGACGACGCTTTCGTCGTAGCGTAAAGGAGACAACATGGCAACAACAACGCCGAACTTTGGCTGGACGGTTCCAACTTCGACCGATTTGGTCAAAGACGGAGCCACAGCAATCGAGACACTAGGCGATGGAATCGATGCGTCGTTCGTCGATCTAAAAGGTGGGACAACCGGTCAAGTCTTATCAAAGGCATCGGGAACGGATCTAGATTTCACTTGGGTCGCGCAAGACGACTCTAATGCGATCCAGAATGCAATCGTTGACGCAAAGGGTGACTTGATTGCGGCAACCGCCGCCGACACACCGGCGCGCTTGGCAGTTGGTACAAATGGTCAAGTACTTACAGCAGACTCAACGGCTGCAACTGGACTTAAATGGGCAGTAGCATCAGCGACTAGTGGCTTGACTCTTATTTCAGCCACAGATGTAAGCGGTGCCGGAACCCACAATTTTAACAATGTATTTTCATCAACTTATGCAAATTACAAAATCATTATTACAAATGTGGTCGGCACAGCCAATACAGATATATCCATGAGATTGCGCGCAAGCGGCACAGATACCACCACAAATTACACAGCCGAAAGAATCTTTGGTTACGGTGCTACAAACGGAGCGGCTGCAAATTATCTCGGCACAGATGAATGGTTCGCAGGCTATACATCTAGTTCATTATCAAATTATATGATCCACAGCACCGAAATTTTCAATCCGCAAGCAGCAAAGGTAACAACGGCATACACAACTATTGCAAACAATGATGCCGGAACTTGGGTTATGAGCAATCAGGCAGCGTTTCAATCAGCAACGACTCAATTTGACGGATTTTCGTTGATTGCAGTTTCTGGCAATCTTTCAGCAACAGTTCGCATCTACGGCTTTCAGAATAGTTAAGGAATAAAAATGACCTACAAAATATCAGAATTTGACGGCTTTACTGGTAAAACCATACTTCGTGATATGACTCCCGAAGAAATCGCACAACACGAAGCCGACAATGTGAAACGCGCTGAACGCGCAGCGGCGGCGGAAACAGAAAAACAAACAAAGGCAACGGCTAAAGCTGCGCTCTTGGAGCGTCTAGGTATAACCGCAGAAGAAGCAACTCTCTTACTGTCATGACATATCCAAATGGCACAGCTGCGCTCGCACTTGAAATTGCTAAAGGCGAAATCGGTACGATCGAAGAAGGCGATAATCTGACGAAGTACGGCAAATTCACGAAAGCCGACGGATTGCCGTGGTGCGGTTCTTTCTGTAACTGGGTGCTGGCTCAAGCCGGCGTTAAGGTTCACTCGGTTGTATCGACGGCCGTGGGTGCGCATAAATTCAAGGAGATTTCACGGTGGCATGAACAACCTGCCATTGGCGATTTAGCGTTTATGGACTTCCCACACGACGGAGTCGATCGGATTTCTCATGTTGGAATTGTCGTCGGCATCGATGGTAAGACGATCACAACTATCGAAGGCAATACATCCGGAAGCGGCGATCAACGCAACGGCGGCATGGTCATGGTTAAAACTCGCACCGTGGGGAAGGAAGTGGTCGGCTTCGGTCGTCCAAAATATGTCCCGTACAAGGGCGAATATCCAACGATTAAAGTCGAGACTCCAAAGCTCTCGATCTTAAAAAAGGAGAAAAAGAAATGAAAGAAATCAAAGGACTAGCTGCATCTTGGGCGCGTTCATTTCTAGCGGCTTCAATAGCCGTTTACATGGCAGGGATTACGGATCCAAAGGCGATCGCCGGAGCCGGACTAGCTGCTGTGCTACCGGTGGTCTTGCGCTACCTAAATCCTAACGACGCATCTTTCGGGTTAAAGGGGAAGTGACTCGGAGACTACTCTGGGCAACTTTAGCGGCGGGACTTTTGCTAGGGTTGTCCGGTTGTGGTTATCAGGGCTGGACGCGCTATGAGTGCCAAGAATTCAAAAACTGGGATTCGCCTCAGTGCAATCCGCCGCAATGCAAGGCTACCGGAGTCTGTACTGAAGACATATACGGAGAAAATCCAAATGGGTACAAATCAAAAGCGCCTAAGTAACGAGCAACTTAAAGCCAGACTCATCGTATTTATCGGAGTGGCTTTGGCTTTCACGTTCATGTTCTCTGTCGCCGGAATGCTCTACGCTCTTATATTCGTCACTCAACCGCTAGGCGATCAAGCGCCCAACGATCGAGCGTTCATCGAGCTTCTTTCCACGTTGACGATATTCCTAACAGGTGCGCTTGGATCCGTGTTGGCATCAAACGGACTCAAGGACAAGGCAAAAGACCAAACCGACACGCCCAAAATCACGCCTGATTCTTGACGATGTCGCACCTTTGCTTCACTCTATTCGTAGGGAGCGAAGTTCAGTAGTTCCCGACGGGAGCAAATATGTACGCACTACAAGAAGTCGCAGCGTGGATGTTGTTGGGAGTCTTGGCGGGCTTTACCGCTGGATACACGCTAGGGCTAAAAGAAGGCAAACGCGAAGGATTCGTTCGCGGCAAGATCGCAGCTCGTAAGGAGATCCGCTAGTGGGATTCTTGGACGGTTACGAGACCGTAAATCAAAAAGTGATCAGACTCCATGCAACCTACCCAACCAACCGGATCGAGACTTCCATCGTTGATTGGCAACCGGAGAAGGGTTACATACTGATCGAGTGCCGTATCTACCGGAACTACGAGGACGAGAAGCCGGCGGCTATCGATTACGCACACGGCATGGTTGGCGCGTATAACGTCCAAATGAAGCGCTGGTATATCGAGGACACGGTCAGCAGTGCAATTGGTCGATGCGCGTCCGTTGTACTAGGTACGGAGACCAAGCCAAGTCTGGAAAATATGGAGCAAGTCGAGACAATGCCGAAGGCGTTTATTGAGGAAGATCCGTGGTCGAAGCCTTTTGGTGAGGATGGATTCGCTACGGCAAAGTCGGCGATGGATGACATCAAAACAAAACTAGGCGGCGAAATAGTAGCCGAGTCGCCGATCTGCGCACACGGTCACATGATTCTAAAAGAAGGCACGTCTCCAAAGACGAATAAGCCCTACCGTGGACACGTCTGCGTCGAGAAAGTTAAAGCCAACCAGTGCAGCCCGATCTGGTACGAAGTCACGTCTACCGGCGGATGGGCGGCGAGAAGCTAATGGGCGAACTACAAATCATTAAAATCGACACCGGAGAACGTACAACGATCCAAGTCGATGGTTCGGTCATAAAGGATCAGGTCGAGCCGCCGAAGCTCGAATGGTGCGACAAGTGCCAAGCGTGGAAGCCGATCGAGTTTGGTCGCTACGACGGCGCTCACGATTTGACCATGCTGTGGGTTTGCATGGAGTGCAAATGAAAATGAAAATAGCCCATGAGGACGAATGGACGGCTGCAAAGGTTGCCATCGAACGAGTCGAGGAAATCGAAGGTAAACCGGATCACGTCTCGCGATATAACAAGAATCTATCCTTTCATGACTATATCTGCGAGATTGCGGAGTCGGTTGGAGCTGAGATAGCGGTAGCCAAATACTTTGGCATTAAAGACTTTAACCCACGCGCTTCACGATTTAAACGAACGGCGGACGTTGGCTCGATCATCGAAGTTAAATGGACGAAGTACGACGCTGGAAGTCTCATCATCTACGACGGCGACCGCAATACCGATATAGCGATTCTAGTGACCGGCAAAAGCCCGAATTACGTTCTAAAGGGTTGGATACCGGTAGCGATTGCAAAGAATCAAAAGTGGCGCAGACGCGACCAACCTACATATTGGGTCGAGCAATATAACTTGCACCCGATCGAGAACTTGAGAAGGAGCAGTCATGGAGAAGCTACGCTTCCAATGTCGGGTTGAGAAAATGGTCAAAGATCACGCGGTCTTTAAGAGTGAGATTCCACTAGGCGAAGCAGTCGTCTGGGTGCAATGCTTATCTTGCGGCGTTATGGGAATCAACAAACTCGCGGACGCAAAATAGTGGCGCAGTATGACTACCGGTGCGAAGTCTGTGGAAAAGTCACGACGATCCGGAGATCAATGGAAGACAACTTCGAACGCAACCCGTACTGCGAAGGTTGCATGATTCCAATGACGAGAGTGTGGACGGCTAACCCGATCCACTTTAAAGGTAAAGGATGGGGCGGATCTAAATGAGCGAATTCTTGGATTTAGGTATTGAGGACAAAATGATCGATGCGCAAACATCGGACGATTACTACACACCGCCATTTATATTCGAGGCGCTTGGCGTGGAGTTTGATCTCGATGTGTCGTCACCGCCGGACGGCATTCCGTGGCTACCGGCTAAACGGTTCTACACGATCATCGACGATGGCTTGGTGAGTCCGTGGGAAGGTCGAGTGTGGATGAATCCGCCGTACTCCGACGTAACTCCGTGGGCTAATAAGTTTCGCAAACACAATAACGGTATAGCCCTAGTTCAGATCTCTAAAGCTCGATGGTTTGACGAGATGTGGCAATGGGCAAACGCTCTTTGTGTGTTGCCTAGTAATCTCAAGTTTATCAGCGGTCAAGGAAAGACGGCGGGTATCTTTATGCCAGCGATCTTATGCGCTATGGGTGACGAGAATGTGGAGATTCTAAAAGCGAGCGGATTGGGGATAGTTCGATGAGAACCGAGATCAAACACACCTGCGGCTGTGGGAAAACGTGGTCAATCGATAGCGAGCGCGTACTGGTTGCCGTTACGATCCTACAAGTTACGATTAAAAACCATTCGGAGAATTGTGATGGATCTAATTAGCCCTGTGGATAACCTGTGGACGACACGCAGGAAACCCGCTCAAGTTATCCACATGCTTGCCAGTTACTTGACTCTATGGCTACGCTCCACACTCGCTGGCGAGCGGCTCCGCCGTAAAGCTCGCAGGCGTAGTTTGGTGCTATTGGGACTGCTCTGTGTCGTTGGCACGTCACCAGCGGAAGCCAATACAAACATAGATAACTACAAGCTCTATGCACACTCAAGAATCGTTAACTACGAGCAATTTATTTGCTTATCTAAGATCATCTACAAAGAGTCACGTTGGAACCCGAAAGCGGTAAATGGGAGTCATCACGGACTAGGTCAAATGAGATCCGAGCATTACCGGACTCTCGATCCCTTTCGCCAGATAGATGCCACTATCAAATACATTGAGAAGCGTTATGGTTCGATGTGTAACGCGTGGAGATTCCATGAGAAACGGAACTACTACTGATGACCCTACACTCACAACGTAAAAGCAACTCAACTCAATGGAAAAAGTTACGCCTACGTATACTCTCAAGAGATGGTCGAGAGTGTTACTGGTGTGGCATGGACGCGACAACCGTAGACCACATCATTCCAGTGGCTAAAGGCGGGTCAGATGATCCGGAGAACTTAGTAGCTGCATGCCGTCGATGTAACTTTTCGAAGCAAGACAAGATGCCAGATGAGTTCGTGTTGAGTAGGGCGGGTCTTTTTTCTAAGACGGATTCCACCGCCCATTCT